TGCTAGCTTTCAAGGTAGGTTTGTTCCACAGAATCCATTTGGATAAAGCGCCTGGAGTGTCTGGTTTGTTCCAGTGTTCTCCCATTCCTGAATGACGGTTCAGGTAACGTTGTTTTCGAGTAACATTCTTGTGTTTGGTGAAATCAGAATACCCTTTTTGACCAAAAGGAACAACTTTTTCTCGTCCGTTGTCTTGGACGAACACCGCATCAAACTTCTTTTCCTTGCGATGAGAACGACGAATGGTTTTTAACTTCATTATTCTTTCGTTTGAAAATTCAAATGGATGAATGGTACAAAGCTGTTCGAACGTTACGTGACGAAAGCGATAATGGGCTTTTAGTAAAGAACTTTTGTCACGATATATTTTACCAATTGAAACACTTGAAAGTCAAAGACAAGAAGAAGTTTTTGCAACGTCTCGGACCCGAGTTTGAAGGATGGACGATGTCGCTGGAAGAAAAGTATCCTAAAGATCTGGTCCGTGAAATCTTGAACGATGACGAATTTTGGAAACTAACGGTAAAAACGGCCCGTGCTTAAAAATGGAACAATATAAAGACAATACTTGTTAACTATAAGAATGGGAGACGTCATCATAGGTGTTCAATTCGGCATAGCCAACCCAGAGGAAATTGCAAAAAGAAGTGTAGTTCAAGTCACTACCGATAAAACGTATCAAGCTGAGAAGCCTGTACCCAACGGTGTATTTGATGCAAGATTCGGAGTCATTGAAAACGGTAAAGTATGTCCAACNTGTAAGCAAACCAATATTCTGTGTCCCGGTCACTTTGGTCACATTCAACTTTCCAGACCTGTATATTTATACCAATTCATTGATCCATTAATTAAAGTTCTTCAATTAGTATGCCACAGCTGTTCTATTCCTTACTTGCCAGAAACTGAATTAGAAGCGATAGCTGAACGAGTAAGTGGTCTCACGAGATTCAATGAAGTGTATAAACTTACAGCCGATCACACGAAGAAAGAATTGAAGGCTTCAGGATGCGCACACTGTGGAACTCCTGCAATTTACAAGGTGATGCGAGAAGAAGGAACTGTATTGAAACTCCAAGCAAAGACGTTTGACGAAGAAGCAGAGCCTGTTCCTCTTCAACCTGAAATGGTATTGCGAACTTTACAGCGTATCACGGATAAACATGTAGAACTCATTGGCTTGAATCCTAAATTCAGTCGTCCAGACTGGATGGTGTGCACTGTATTGGCTGTTCCTCCNTTGACCGTCCGTCCTTCGGTTATCATGGACGACAACCAGCGCATGGAAGATGATTTGACGCATATCTTGATTGATATTGTCCGAAACAACCAGCGATTACAAGCAAGTATTGACAAGGGTGACGGAGCAGATACCATCGATAAACATACGCAATTGCTTCAGTACTATGTAGCTACGTATGTAGACAACGATATCAAGGGTATCACACCTGCTGCCCAAAGATCAGGACGACCTTTGAGAACATTGAAGTCGCGATTAGGTGGAAAACAAGGTCGTGTCCGAGGAAACTTGATGGGTAAGCGCGTAGACTTCTCTGCTCGTTCGGTCATTACTCCAGATGCAAACATTGACGTAGACGAATTGGGTGTCCCTGAAGAAATTGCAAGAAACTTGACGTTTCCTGAAATTGTCACAATTTACAATCGTGACCGTTTGATGTCTTACGTCCGTAACGGACCTTCAAAGTACCCAGGAGCCAAATCGGTCTACAACAAAGTGGATAATCGCGGAATCAGTTTGAAGTTCATTAATCCTGAAACCATAGATTTGAAGCCGGGAGATACAGTTCATCGTCACTTGATTGATGGAGATGTAGTTCTCTTTAACCGTCAACCTTCATTGCACAAAGCTTCAATGGAATGTCACCGTATTCGTGTTCTTCCTTACTCTACTTTCCGCTTGAACGTTTCNGCNACAAAACCTTACAATGCNGANTTTGATGGTGACGAAATGAACATGCACGTTCCACAAAGTATCGCAGCAGCCGTTGAACTGAAATATTTGGCATCTGTCCTTCGTCAAATCGTGTCTCCAAGAACCAACTCTCCTATCATTCAAATTATTCAAGACACGTTGACAGGTTCTTACCGATTATCTCAAGACAAAGTTCGTATTCCTGAACATATAGCTATGAACATCATGGCTAGAATGAAGAAACCCTTGTCTGCGTATCGCCGCAAAGACAGGGAAATTACAGGACGCGAAGTGTTTTCAAGCACGTTCCCTCTAATGAATTTGAAATCAAAAATCAAAGTCGAAGATGGTCAGTTGTTATCGGGAATAATGGACAGCGAAGCTTACGGAGACACGTCAAAAGGTATGATTCACGTCATTTTCAACGACTTTGGGCCACAACGAGCAGGACAATTCATCAACGAAATTCAGAATATCGTTACCAAATACAACTTGTTTTCTGGATTCTCTGTTGGTCCTTCAGATTTAATTGCATCTATTGAAACTTCTGAATTTGTTAAGAACAGGATCCAACAAGCAAAAGAAAAAGTATCACAAATCTTATCTTCTGTTCACGATGGATCTTTCTTGCATGAACCTAACGGCAAAACTGACGGAGAAGAACTTGAAACAAAGATTTCAAACACAATTTCTACTGCAAACAGCGAAATCATGGCTTTAGTTACCAAGAACATTCCCAACGATAACCATTTATCACAGATGGTGAAATCAGGAGCCAAGGGAAAGGATATTAACATCGTCCAGATGATGGCTTTATTAGGTCAGCAATACGTTACAGGAAAACGAGTCCAAGATTCATTACAAGATCGTTCGTTGCCACACTTTCCAAGATACGACGATGGTATGGAATCACGTGGATTTGTTGAAAGNAGTTTCATTGGNGGTATTCTTCCTTACGAGTTCTTCTTTCATGCNATTGCCGGTCGTGAAGGGTTGATTGATACAGCTGTAAAAACTTCAGATTCAGGATACATTCAACGTAAATTAGTGAAGACAATGGAAGATTTGCATGTAGAATACGACGGAACTGTCCGCGGAGTTAACGGAGCCATAATTCAGTTCAAGTATGGAGGAGACGGAATTGAATCTACTTGTGTGGAAAAGCAAGAAATAGAATTAGGTTTGATGACCATGGAACAAATTTACCGTGATTTTGCNTTGGCTGCCGATGATGTAACTGCAGTTGTAAAAGGAGACGTAACTGAATTTCCTGATATGGTAGACGAAATATTACGTGACCGTGAAGTCTTAATTAAGAACGTGTTCAGATACGTAAAAAGCGATAACGTTGTTGTTCCTGTCCATTTTGGAAGAATAATTCAAAAATACCAGAATCCTTACTCTGTAAAGACCGACTTAACTCCTGCGTATGTCGTATCAGAATTGAACAAATTCTGTTCTCAATCATGGATTTCTCATAACAGACTGTTTCATATCATGATGCGATACAACTTTGCACCGAAGAAATCAATTATCAAGATGCGCCTCACCAAAGATATGTTTGACGAGATGTTGAAAGATATCCATTTCAAGTATACGAAATCAAATGTCCATGCAGGCGAAATGGTCGGAACTTTGGCGGCACAATCTATTGGGGAACCTACGACGCAATTAACGCTCAATACTTTCCACTCTACAGGAACTGCTGCAGCCAATGCAACTGAAGGTGTTCCGCGTATTGTTGAGTTATTNGACGCTTCGTCGAACCCCAAAACTCCAATGAATATAGTGTATTTGGACCCAAGTATAGCTGGTTCTTACGATCAGGCTTTATCTAAAATGAAAGAAATCCAAAAGACGACTTTACGAGACATCACTAAATCTATAAGAATATACTACGATCCTAATCCTTTATCTGACAGCACTTATGTCCAAGAAGACAGAGACATTCTGCTTTCTTACCAAAAGTTCTCGGTTACAAATACTCAATTATGTACATCGCCATGGATTATCAGATTAGATTTGGATGAACAGGAAATGGCAGCAAGAAACGTTATTGATATGACTATGATTGCAGCCAAGATCCANAACAATAAAGTCTTGAAAGTGATTGAGTGTGTGCACAGCGACACGAACGCTGCTCCAGGCAAACTTGTGATGCGCATCCTGTTCTCTGCAGATTTAGTGAAGAACGTAATGGCTTTGAGATTCATGGAAGAAAAGTTGCTGGACACTATTCTTACGGGAGTGGACGGNGTAGGCAGAGTATANCCTCGTGAACTCAAAGAAGAGCTGGTGTATTCCGAAAAAGTAGGAGGATATGTTGCCGAAAAGCAGTATGTGTTGGACGTAGAAGGAACAAACTTATTAGATTTATCAATTATTCCAAACACAGATCCCTTCAGAACGTTCTCCAACGATATTGAAGAAGTATTGCAAGTATTTGGAATTGAAACTGCACGAGTAGCTTTATTACGTGAATTCAAGAGCGCTTTCTCGCGTCAAACAATTAACTATCATCACTTGATTACACTAGTTGATGCAATGACATTCCCTGGATTCTTTCTGAAAGCAAATCGTGTAGGTATGTCCCAAGACGAAGAAAGCGGAGTTCTTACGAAGTCGTCATTTGAAGAAACGGCTAAACATTTATTCAACGCTGCATTGTCCGGTGAACTGGATAACATGAAAGGTGTTTCGGCCAACATCATGTTCGGACAGAAACCTCCGTCTGGAACAGGTATAGTTGANATTCTNATTGACGAAACCAAGTTGCCTGAAGGAACGGAAGAAGACCATTCAATGTTCGAAGAAGACCGTAAAGCTGTACAACGATTGATCCACGAAGAAGAAGAGAAGGAATCAACAGTGAACATGGAAGATATCATAATGTCATTCGATTAGTAACCTAAAAGTTNAATAAAAAACATACCAGGGTTTGGTTGAACCCTATTATGTGTTTTTTACTTTAAGTTAAACTATATCACGTTTAGTTACTGTATGCTAATCCACCCATACCGGACATTACACGGAGAATGTTGTAGTTGACTGCATATACACGAATATCATAAGTTTGGTCAGAAGAAGGAACAATTGTTACGCTATTTGCTAAGTTCAATACCAAAGTAGCAGTGTCAATGCGAGAGAAGTTACATGTTCCTGAAGGTTGATGTTCTTCTGGTTTCAAGGCGAATGAATACATGTAAATACCTGGTTGGTAATTGTTGTAGACTTGACCGCTTCCTACGTAAGTAACACCTGGAGAACCGGTATGGTGTTGNTAAGGTTGGACCATGTTGTAGTAATCTCCNTAACGNNNATCCAAACGATCTTGGCCGTTGATTTGAAGACGTTGACTTGCAACTGCTGCTATATCGTAAGTAAATGGTTGGAGACGATAATGTNAAAATTGAGTAGCATAATGACAGTTTGTGTAAGAAGTAGGTTGAACAACCCAAACAAGTTCCTTNACAGGGTGATTGAATGTCAAGTCAATACGATTAGCGTAAGAGGATAATCCCTTGTCTTCGTTGTATTGAGTTTGTTCAATCAAGTATTCGTGGGATTGTTGGGCCATACGACGACGTTCTTCGGTGTCTAAGTAAATGTAGTCAATGTAGACTGCAGCTTGGACTGGTTGAGCTAAAGTGCTTGCGTTTCTAAAGTCTCCTGCTATAAACTTTGAGTCTTGCCATTGGATATTAATTTTGACTTCGTGGTATTGAAGGGCGATCAAAGGTAAGGCAGCACCTGGATTACGAGTGTAAAAGAAGTTGAGTGGAATGTATAATGTATTAGGTAATGCAGGTTGATTGCTTTGTCCATTTATACAGTTTGACGAACTTGGAACAGNGTATGCACCTGAAGGANATGCACCATCACCAACCATTTGGTGAAGTTTGATACCAGTTTGGATATCTGAGCTCAAGCAGTCCCATAAGAAGAGCCATTCACCGTATAAACGGTCAATCATTTGACCACCTATATCAAGTTCTACATACCTAAGAAGATTGTAGCCCAAACGAGTTTGATCGTTGTTCATAACTGCTTGTGGGGGAAGAACGACTTCGAGATAAGTAGAATACAATAAGTCGGCATGACGAGGAATTAAAGCAGAATGTTTGACACCCCAAGCGGCTTCACCAGCTAAGTTAATGCGAAATGGTTCCATCGCGAAGTTTGTGTGACGTTTGAACAAACCTTTCCAGAAAGTGATTTGAGGGTTTCCAGAGAGGTATGCGTCTTGCGCACCATAAGCAACGAGTTGTAATAGACCGCCACCCATTTTGTATTTATATGTTACTTACAATCATTTTTTCTGAAAATACTTACTTGCGATGACGACGAGTGCGACGACGCTTTCCTCCAGTTGGTGCAGATTCGCTGTCTGAGCTTGAGTCAGATGAGGAATCGGATGCACCTCCGTGGTATGTTTTCTTAGCACTCTTGAGGACATGGGAGAACCATTTCTTGCCCATGGACTTCTTTTGTCCTGCCATCTTCTTCATTGTCTTCTTGACATGTGCCAACCATTTACCTGCCATTTTATACTCATATGCCACATTTTTTACGCAGTGCAGAATGGACAAGGTTTTCCACATTTTGGACATAGTGGGACTTCGGCAGTTTCTGAAACTGGACTTGTTGTTGGGGCTGGTGTTTCTTCGGCTACCGGTTCAGTAACTGCTGGTGTTTCTTCGGCTACCGGTTCTTCAACTACTGGTTGGTCTTCAGTAACTGGTTCAGTAACTGTTGGTGTTTCTTCGGCCACCGGTTCAGTAACTACTGGTATTTCTTCAGTAACTGGTTCAGTAACTGTTGGTGTTTCTTCGGCTACCGGTTCAGTAACTGCTGGTGTTTCTTCGGCTACCGGTTCAGTAACTACTGGTGTTTCTTCAACTACTGGTTGGTCTTCAACTACTGGTTCAGTAACTGCTGATGTTTCTTCAGTAACCGGTTCAGTAACTGCTG